GTATAACCAGATCCACCTTTTGCAATATTAATAGATTCTACTTTAGCATCATTATTAATAACTATAGTTGCTTCTGCACCTGATCCATCTCCAGAAATAGGAATTCCAGTATAAGTTCTATTAGCAGTTCCTATACCTGCTCCTCTATTAATAATAGTAGCAATTTTTAATTGACCGCTAGTAGATGCATTATCTCTTACAGCAGCATCATTTGTATTTGTTTCCCAATCTGTGGGAACAGGCATAAAATTTGTAGAATCAAATTTTGAAATATCACTTGGTTTAATAGTATAGAGATATTTCCAAATATAACCATCACCACTATCACCTGCATTTTTAGGTTCAAGATCTGTAAAAGTAGGTTGATCTAAGGAAGGTCTTCCAGTAGTATTCTCAGGATCTGTGCCATTCTGCAAACAAATATAAACTTTAAAATCTTCATTTACTACAAAATATTTTGCCGAATATAAATTAGTTGCACCAGAAGGTTGAGATGTGTTTGTTCTACTAATATCTCCACGATACATGTCATAGGTTATACCTGAAGTCCAAGTATGTTTACTAACTACTCTACGTATATCAGAAGATGTAATCTTCTTCAATGCAATCATAGTATCCCAATAATCATCTTCTTGCTCAAAACTATCCTTAGGAGCAGGAGGATTAGCATCCCAAGTAGAAGAATAATTAGTAGCATTAGGTAAACCAACGAAAGAATAATATGAATTTGACGAGGAAGTTGCTGTAGAAACAAAATTCTTCGCATTCAATATTCTAATTTGATCAGTTATAATGGCTGACATTTTTACAATTTTTTAGTTATTTATGTGTTATAATTTGCAGATCTTAAAGGATTAACTCTTTCAATTATTGGAGAACTAGATATACCACTTAATCCAGTAGAATTACCAGCATAAGAAGTAAATACTCTTGCTGATCCTCTAGGAGCAGTTTGTATTCTACCCCAACTATATTCACCAAAGAATTCGCTATGCCCAAGTCCAGTTAATCCATTATAATCTTGCACACTAACTATTACTTGTGCAACATAAGTCAATCCAATTCCTATACCCATAGTTTGAGCAATAGAAACTTGAGCAACTTCATAGATATTATCTAAGAAGGAAGTTCCTATACCAACAACAGTGCCATCTTGATATAAAGAAGTTACTGAAGCACCTACATTAGAATTAAATACTGTAAAGTAATATCCTGTTGATATTCCACTTACTGTAAGAGCACTTCCTACAGTAGCAGCATTTCTGAATAATGAATCTTTTGGAAGAAGTAAATCAAACACAATACCAGTTGATGCTACACCAACAGATGTTGTAGAAATACCAGATATAATTCCAAAATCACCAGAGTAAGATACATCATTAATAGTTTCTATAGAAGCAGCTGATTTAGGTTCTCCTATAAGAACTGATGGAGCAGCAGTGTTAGTATAAGCAAAACCAGTAGATGTTCCTCCATAAGAAACTGTAATAGCATTTACAGTTCCAACACCACTAATAGTAGCAGTTGCTCTAGCACCTTGAGATGTGGTCAAACCTATAGGAGTAACAATAGAAACAGTTGGTGCTATTGTGTATCCAACACCAGGATTTGTAATATCAAATGAAGTTACAGTTCCAGCAACAGAGACAAATGCAGTAGCAGATGCGCCAACTAAACTATCTTGAGAAATAATTCTAATATCAGTTTGTCCAGTATAATTTTCTTTAGAACTATCAAAGAAGGTTCTGATGTTAGAAACATAAATTACAGTTGATCCTACTCCAACAGATTGTATAATATTAGTATTAGGATATACTAATGGTTCATAATGAGGTCTATCCTTAGTGACTGCAACACCATCAATAAATTTATCTTTTGTTTGTTTAGTCCAATTAAGAGATCTTTCAAAAGTTTCATTAGTTGTAATTCCTGGACCTGCATAAGGATTGGTATTAAGACTATCTGATGAATTAAGTCTAGTAACTGTCCTCTTATTTTCTTCTAAAGCAATATCTTGATCATATAATTTAACTTCATCTCCTTTTTTGATTGTTTCTAAAATATCAACATTAGTAACATCAACAGATCCTGTTCCTTGATAGAAAAGAATCTTAGAAGTATCTCCTTCTTTAGGAGCTTCTTTAAAGGTAATATAACTACCACCTTTAAAGGTATATCCTACATCAGGAACTTGAAGAATATCATTAATGAATACTAATAATGCAACTTCTACATCAATATTAGATCCTGGTTTTGATTGAATAGTTTGCTGAACTCCATTTAAATTTAATGCAAAAGAAGTTGTTTTACTATCAAATAATGAATCTAAAGGATCTAAAACTTGGAAGTCTCCAACTGTCCATCCAGCAAAACTATCACTTACTGTCTCATTAACTGTAAGTTGGAATTCTCTAAATTCATCAGCACCAGCAGTCGGAATACCCACAGCACCACCAACACCTATGGTTAACTTTTGAGTTTCACCATAACCATATCCTTGATTAATAATTTCAAAATTAATAACACTACCACCTAAACCGACTACTATATTTGCTCTTGCTTCTGATCCCACTCCAGATTGATTTGAAGAATAGAATAGAGGCATATTATCATAAGATAATGGTTCATCAATAACAACTGTTGGTGGATTAGTTGATGTATAACCAGTACCAGGATTAGTAATAGCAATACTTACAATATTACCACCACTTATTGCAGCGGTACCAATAAACTCAATATTAGGTGCTCCTGTGCTTAATGTCTGAACCCCTACATTAACAATTGTCTGGATACCAGTTCTATACCCTGATCCACTGTTTCCTATGCTTACAGAACTAATAGTACCTAATCCAGATACAACAGCAGTACCACCTGCAGCAACCAATGGTTGATATCCCAAACCTTCAGTTGAACCTACAGAAACAATAACACCACCAAGAGGAACATTGGAAGTATTAGGATCATATGATACTGAAGAAATAGATCCTGTAAACTGAATACTACTAATACCAACATTAGAGGAATTTTTACCCTCGATAATTGTATAGTCTCCAGGAACAGATACTCCACCAGTATATCTCTGTGGTCCTTGAGGAACTTGATTAACTAATATAAGAGCATTGCTGGTAGAAAATCCTGTTATATTACTTCCATCAGACTGAAGGGTAAATTCAGTAGTTAATCCAGTAAAGTTGCCAGAAATATCATCAAAGATATAGTTACCAGCATAAGGTTCGTCAGAACTACCAGTAATACCAGATCTCATGAATGATCTTCCATTAAAAGATGAATGAGTAGCAATACCGACCCAATCCCTTTCATCTGGTTCATTAGTTGTAGTTGATAATGGAGTTAATCCAACAGGAGCAGTGAAGAAGTTAACAGTACTATCAACAATATTATAATTTCCTTCTACCTTAGTAATTAAAGTTCCATCACTATGAACACCTGATTGTGTACCCATCCAAGGTCTAGTGACAAGTAGGACGTTGGTAGCACCCAATCCAACAGAATCTACCTTCATAATCTCATCACCAATCTTCAACATATCACCACCAGTAATAGACGTTATTCCAGATAGTTTAATCTTATCTGTAGTAGCAGATACATCAGCAGTAATGGTAGTAGTTACAGCAGTTGAAACTATTGGTGATTGAATTACATTATCAATACTTAATATACATCTTGAGTTTTGTTTCTTAGAAGTAAAGGAATGAGAAGTTCCAACACCAACAGCAGTAATATCTAAGTAAGTGGGAGTTGTTTTTAATGCATTCTCTGCAGAAGTTGCAAGTCTAAGAGTAGAATCATCAACCTTAATAGCATACACTGTAGAAGGCATTTTATCTGTAGTACCATATCCAGTTATAGCTTGTGACTCAATTTCAATAGCCGAAGTAGTACCAGCTCCAGTATATCTGTAAGATAATTCTTCACCAGTAACAAAGTAATGATCTGGTAATCTAATAGTATCTTCAGCTAAACTAACTGTTGTAGAAGCACTTCCTACAAAATTTCTCTTAAAGATTGGTAGTTGTCTATGCTTAAGATCAAATGCTCTCTTAACGTCAGTCTCAGTAGCAGTATAAGCACCAAAACCAGTATCAATAGTAGCATTAGTCAAATCTATTTCAGTATTCTCATTTGCCTCATCAACTAGTCTTAGAGCAGCTTGGAATACCCTAACCTGAACATTTGCACTTGCTATAGGAGTAAATGTTAATGTAGTATAATCTCCAGAAATAGCAGCACCAAAATCACCAAGGTTAGTTACAGTTTGGTTGATAGCATATTCTGTTATATAAGAAGTAGTACCATCATCTACTACTATGACTTCTGATATCTGATAATGACTATTAGTAGTATCTTCTACACATACGACATAATAAGCGCCATTAAATGTCTCAGTTTCATACTGTGCTACTGTAGTAGCAGAAGGAGAACCACTAGCAGATATAGAAGTGTATCTAGAATCTAAATTAGCAGTGTTTAGTGATGTAGTACCAACTCCAGCAGATGAAGCATTTCCAAAGTCAACATGAACAGTATTAGCAACATATGTACTTGCAGTTGATACTGTAGGATGAAGATCTAAATGAACTCTAGAACCAGCAATATAAGCACTATAAGTTCCAAGACCAGGTTCACCAGAAGCACTACCAACAATACCAGTAGATAACTGTCCATACTCAATCATATCAACATTAGTTCCATCATGAACCAAAGTTATCTCATCATGTTCCCAATATGAAGCATCACTAGCAGCATAGGATACTAATACCTTAGATCCTCTGTAAGTAGTAGCAAAAGATACAATACTATGCTGTGTAGTGATTCCTAAAGGTATAGTTGTAGTGCTACTAGTAATATTAACAATTCCACCCAATCCAGTAGAACCTACACCAGCAACACTGTCAGAAATGTTAAATGCAACATTAGAAACATCATAATTATTAAATTTAAACTTCTTGGGGAAAAATAGTAATCTTCCATCATCACCAGCAATATCCATATCGTAGGAACCTAAATCCCCACCAAATTCACCAAGGTCAGTATTAGTTTCAACTCTACCATACTGGTTTAAGAAGATATTACCACTATCATCATGAAGAGCAGATACTAAGAGTATTTGTCTTTCTTTAGTAAATCTCTTATCCCTAATGAAGGTGATATATTTTCTATATCTTACACTTGCCAATGTAAAGCTATCAACAGACATAAATGCATCTGTTCTAGCATTATTATTAAATTCACTACTAATATCATCTACAGTCAATACCCTATTACCAATAGACTCATTATAATCTTGCAAAATTCTAGATTCAAAAACTATTTCATCAGAAATAATAGATGAATCTAACTCTAATGTTTTTTCAGTTACAAGATCAAAATCAAATACAGTATTTAAACTAATAGGTTCTACAAAATTTGTAATAACATCAAAACTAGTTCCACTTTGAACAGTAGATATACCTAATGATTCTTCATTCCTAATAACCAGATCACTGAATTTTTTAAATCCTCCAGTATGGTTTAAGGTAGATACAGGTTCATCCCATTTTTCAAATTCAACTTCAGATTTTAAAGAATATGAGAAATATTGATAATAATCACTATCAAAAATTCTTTGCAATCCTTCATTTAAAAATCCAGTATTTTTTTGGAATCCTTCATTTACTATAGAAGAAGGTCCTATATCATATAAAGAATTATCTAAAATAACTTCTGTTATTTTTCCTTGAGTTCCTGATGATTCTCCTATAAAATTATCGCCAACTTCAAAATCTTGAGTAGAAGATATTCTGATATATCCATAACTATTATTCCATGATTGAATAACTCCTTTTTTAGATCCAGAAACTCCATATTCTCCCTTTTCAAATTCATCAACTTTTAAAGAAGTATTAAATATTGGGAAATCTTCTTCTGCTATGATTTTACCAGATGAAAGATTAGATTTAAATGTTCCTGGAATTTCTCCCTCTTCAAGAATATTAGATAAACTATATCTTACTGTACCTAAAGTTCCTCCAATATTAGGATCAGTTGCTAAAATTTCAAATAAAGTATAATCATAATTTGAGCTATTAAATCCTTTTCCAGTGCTTCCAACTCCAACACTAACACCTTCAATCATTACTTTCTTACCCACTTCAAATGGATAATCTGCTGCATCAGCAAAACTAGCTCCAATAGTTATAGTTACGTTATTTGCTCCATTATCATAATCAATATTATTAATAGTATATCCATTAGAATTACTAGTAGGGATTATCTTAGGTGTAACATTATTCAAAGTTTTAGTATTTCTTAAAATACTAACTTGAGTATCTCCTAATTCATAATTCAATTCAACATCATTAACAACTTTATTAGTTAATCCATCTAAAAGAACTAAACCTGGAGATTCTAAGTAATTTTTACCAACAGAAGTAATTCCAATGGATTTTAGAGAAGTAAGTAAATCTACTTTTATTAATTGAGGAATATTAGCTTCAGGTCTTAAAGTTTTATCTACTGGATAATCAAATCCAATATCTCTAATAACATTTTTACTTATTTTACCTATATTACGACCTCTTGTTTCTAAAACTGCATTTTTACCTTTATCAGTTATAATAGTAGAAATTCCTGGTAGAGTTTTATATTGATATCCACTATTTTCAATAATAACCTTACCTATAGGTCCATCGGCTTTAGTGGAATTTGTATAATAAGAAAACTTACCATCTGCAGAAGTATATTCTAATTTTTGAGGAGAAATAGGACTTATAAAAGAGAATGTAGTAGAACCTAAACCTACTATATTTTGAGTTCCATTTAAAATATTATTATAGAAATTTATAGAATTGGATAGTTTAACATTCTCAACATCCCTTATAATTTGCAATTTAACTAATGTATTTAAAGTTTCATTTATAGGTATTAAATTATAATATAAAGGTCCATCAATTTCCTTAATATTTTTAACAGTAAGATTGGCATTTGCATCTATACCAATTCTACCAGTTCTGACAACATTAAAATCATCACTTTCTCCAGAAGTAACAAATTTATTATTTAAATTTGGATCTTCATATAAATTAAAATCAAATGCACTATATGAAACTTCATTATTAATAAATGCTAATGAAGAATCCGACAAATCAAAATATATTTTTAAATTTTTCTCTATAGCTATAGGAGGATTAATTGGAGATATAGTTCCAGCAGAAGCACTAGTAATATTAATTACTTTAGGGTTTATATTAATAGATTCATAATGATTATTGCATAATTTGAAAGTATTATGATCTAATACAAATACATAATAAATCCTATTATCTGATAAACCTCCAGAAGAAGTGTCTGCAGTATGAATAACTTTTTGTCCAGTTTTATATCCATGTCTAGAAATAGTAATACTATCATTACCAATATTAACATCACCAGAAGCAAAAGTTCTTGGATCTATTACTAATCTTCTATTATAATCATTATAAGCCACTTTTACAGTAGTGGTTATACCTGGAGCAACATCTAAATTAACTTGATCTTTAGCTCCAAGACCATGAGTAGAAGAAGTAGATACAGTAACCATAGATCTACTTAAAGATCCTACCACCATATTCTCATAATTAGTCTTAAAACTATGGTAAACTCCAGTACCAACTCCGATAAAATATAATGTAGAAACTGTAGTAGTACTATTAATTCCTACAAAAGAACCAGTAGAACCTACTCCAACTTGTGCTGTAGCAATTCCAATCAAATTATTGTTTATTTTTGCTGCATATACTGTTTGACCTTGAGTAAGAGCAAATCCATCAACTCCATCAGTAGATACTGATACAGCAGCTCCTGCATTAGTGCTATAAGTTAAAGCATCTCCAGTATTTAATCCATGATTTTTAAAATAAAGTGCTTTAGTTGGAATGAATATTTCACTTATTCCAGTTCCAGGATTAGAGAATACAAGAGTTGATCCAATTCCTACTCCTGAAAGAGTTCCCAATCCTATAGATTCTGCAGGATTAAAATACAATTCATTATTAAGTTTTAAATTTTTCTGTATTTTGGGAGTAGTATAAAAACTAAAAGATCTTGGTTTTTGTTGAAGTTGAGTAGTTGCTGTATGAGCAGTTCCAGTAGTAGAATTATATTCTCTTATTACTCTAATCCTAGATGAATCATTATCAACATTCAATACTTTTACGCATTCAGTTCCTATACCCAAAAGATCATTAGATCTAATGAAAGGATATCTTACATAACCATTCAAATTAAAATAAGTTATTATGCCAGTAGCAGCAGAAGTTCCTACTTCTTCAAATAATCTAAATGCACTAGTTTGTATACCTACAGTTATTATAGTATTATTATTAATTCCAGTAGTGCTCAATCCAGATAGAAAGATTGATTCTCTATTATAAAAATTATGAGGAACTGTAGTATATCCTACAAATTCACTAGAGCTAGTTTGTAGAAATTCTACATTAGAAAATTCAGTATTAGCAATACTAATATTAGTTATAGTTCTACCTTTAATAGAATTAACTTTAGATTTTGCACCATAACCACTAGATCCAGCATCTTCAAAAACTACTTCATCATTAACTTTATATCCAGTTCCTCCAGTAACAATACCTACTGCTTGTATATTACCAGCAGTAGTAGATTCTACATATGTTTTTTGCTTACGAATATCACTAGGATCTACTAAGAAATCATATACACTATCCTTTAAAAGGAAATTATATGGAGTAGTATTCCTAACTAATTTTGTTTGATTTAAATCTATTACATCTTGATTTGAATGAGAATTGAAATTATATTCTATAGGTTCATGTTTAAATGAGTTACCTATAAAGTATGGAAATTGTGGTTTTCTGTAATTTTTAAATACTCCTTCAGAATCTCTAAAATCTGGATTAATTAAAGAAAAATACGCATAAACTCCATTAGGATATTCTGGTGTTTTACAGAATCTACCATTATGTTCATCTAAATCTTTATCGTCTGAATATGAATAATCTTCTACAAAAAATCCTTCAGAATAAATTGGATCTCCATTAGAAGTAAGAGGATTTGGTCTAATTGAAGATATAGAAGGAGTATATCCAGATTCTAAAATCTTAATTGGACCACCAGAAGCATTGGTATATCCATAAGGACCATAAATTGGACATCCATCATAAGACCATCCAATAATAGGAGAATGGTTTATAGAATCCTTTTCAATATCATTCTCAAGAGATAAATCAGGTACAAATACTTCTTTATCACCTACAGTTTTCTTCACGTATGTTGATTGCCTTAATTTTCTAGGAGCATATAAATGAGAATATTGAAGTCCATATTCGGGGTTTAATCCTGTACTAACAATACCATCATCAGTTGTAATTTGATCATTTTGAATTAATTTCTGAACATTGTTAATATTCCAAGTTTTGGGATTAGAATAAAAACTAGCACCATCTCCATTAGGTGTTACTGTTATAATAGCATCTGAAGAAGTGTGACCTACACCAGCATTTATTATTTTAACTGATTCTATTGTTCCATCTTTTAAAATAGGAACAATTTTAGTTCCTTGACCAGTTCCCTCTACTTTTAAATTTGGAGGAGAATTGTATTCTACTCCTTTGTTCAATACTATAACTTCTGACAACTTACCGTCAACACTTATTATAGGAAGTAGTTGAGCATTTTTACCATTTTTTATATTAAAAGTAGGTTGTCTATTATAATTGATTATATCTGAAGATCCATAACCTACTCCACCATCAGCAATATATACAGATTTAATAGATCCTCTTACTATAGGTCTTACTTGAGCATTAAACTTTTGTCCAGATAAAGTAGATATTCCAATATTTCCCTGTACATACACTCTAACTTTAGGATAATTAAATTCATGTATTCCACTACCACCAGAAAGCAAATCTACATATTTTTGATTTCTCATGTAGAAATTGCGTGCTGTAGATCCTACTCCAACAGAAGATAACTTAAATGAGCCACCATCTACAACAGTAACATAATAATTAGTTAAAGTAGTAAGTCCACTTATAGGAGTAGATTTATTATTATAATATATTATTTCACCAGTTTTATATCCATGATTAGGAATATTGATTATATTAGTAGCAGTATTAATTCCAGATGAAGTTACTGAAGTTAACCTATTAGTATATCCAGAACCAGAACTTCCAATACTTATAGAACTTAATACCCTTTTTTCTTTAGCGCATTTTAATTCTTGAATACCTGCACCATAACCAGTAAGTGCAATAGAAGAAACTCCTGTAATTGCTTGAGAATACTTATTATGTAATGAAACTGTAGTTGCATCTTTAATACAACAATAATATGCTGCACCAGTAGTTAAACCTGCAATTGCAGTTTGAGCATCTGTAATATAAGTTACTAGTTCTCCATCTCTAAATTTATGATATGTAGAAAATCCTATGGTATTATTAGTCAAATTTACATATCCACCAGTCTCAGTGGAATTAAATGTTAAAGAATGTTTTTTAAAAATTAAATTAGGATATGCTATACATCCACTACCATTTCCGCCAGCTATTTTTATAGTTGGAGTATCTATATAATCAAATCCTCCATCTATTACATCAATTCTTTCAACAGAACCTTGAACTTCACAATATGCAGATACTCCTACTCCAGTAGAATCTGTAATAGATAAAATAGGTGGATTAATTACATCATAATTATCTCCCCCACTTGTAACTGAAATTTCTTCAATAGGTCCATAATGAACAATATCATTTGACTTATAATTAAGTATTTCAACTCCATTTACTAAAATACCAGTTTTTCCTACTGGAGTTAATTTATTAGAAAGAGTAGAAACAGGATTTTGAATCTTTCTTATTAATTTTTGAGATGATATCGTTTTTCCGCTAAAAGGAGAAAGTTCAAATTTATTATTAGTTACATTTCCAGAAAAAGAAACATATACTTCATTATCAATATTTGCACTACTCTTAGAAATTTTAAAAGTATTAATATTAACTCTTTTAACAAAATATTCACCTGAAGCAATATCTAATTTATTATCACCATTACCAGGAACATAAATTATTCTTTCTCCAGTTAATAATCCATGATTAGGAATAGAAATTTCTGTATTTTCTTCAAATCCACCAGAAAATGTAAGAGAACTTTCTCTTATATCTAAAGCATCTTTAAAATAACTTGGAAGTGAAGGAGAAGTAATATATACATCCTCACCAGTACTCTTTATATCCAAATATGAATTTTGAATATTAGTAGTGTAAATATTAGTTGCTGGATAATTACTTAAATTAGCTTTAGATAATAATCTTTGAATTCTATAATCTGTACTAGGGTTTAATTCTCCAGATCCTTTAATTAAAATTTCCTTAGAACTAATAAGAGAAATAATATCACAAGAAACACTATTAATAAGAGCGTTATCTCCTACAATAAAATTATGATCATTATCTAAATTTAATTTATAAGTAAAGTTTGAAGAGTCAACTAGTTCTATAGATTCTACATTATATGTGACAGAAATATTAGTAAGTAAATTATCAGTTACTTTACTTTTAGAAATTAAACCTAAACCTTTAGGCTCAATAATACTACCAGGTTCATTATAATAAGTAGTATCAAATTCACATTCTAAATCAGATAAAACTCCAGTTACTCTAACTTTTACTGGATTAGCAGTTCCTACCCCAGAATATCCATAAGCAAATGCATCCAATCGTAAATCTTGAGTAGAAATAAGAGGCTTATCTACTCCAGAACATCCAAAAAATTGAGTTAAAGATTTAGAATCATACTCTATAGAATTAAAAGTTCCATCTACATAACCAGCAATTAAAGTTCCAGTAGTTCCAAATCCTACAGTAGAATCTACAGATAAAACAGTAGAACCAGCAGAAACAGAATCTACTAATTTAGTATTGGGATGTATAGAAAATTCTCCACTTAATCTATCATCTTTTTTATTATAATCTAAACTTAATCTATAATAAGTCTTATCACCTCTTACTATTTTTTCTACACCACTAATAGATCCATTAGCTCTAGGCAATCCATAAACATTATCTTGAAATAAGTTTCTATTAACTAAATCAGAAGGATCTCCTTCAAGAGCTTCTACTACAAGTTGTTTTGAGACTTTATAATTAGCATCAGACGGAATAAAAAGAAAATCACGTGGTTTAATGACTTCTACATCCTTTCCATAAAGTGCTCTAAATAATATTTCAAAAGATTGATCAGTACCTTTAGATGAATAAAAATCCTTTGATTGTTTAAGAAATAATCTCTTATCAACATCAGAATTTAATGTTCTTTGTTCAAATCCTGGAGTAATTTGTTTTTTAACTTTTTTATAAAATTCCTGTAAAAATCTAATACTTAAATTATTAACTGCAGTTCCAGAAGAATGCGTAGAAATTCCTGATGTAGAAAAAAGAAGTTCATCAGATTTAGATGGACTTTTATATGTTGTAATTCCACTAAACCCTCTAGCACACCCAGTAAAAGAAGTGGATGTGATTCCAGTATATGTAATAATTTCAGAATCTATTTCAAGTAATCCATAAGAATCAGGAAATCCAGTAGTAGATTTTACTGATATAGTATTATCAGCAATTCCCACATTAGATGATAGAGTTGTAGTCTCTATCAAATTTGTCAATTCATCAACTTTAATATATTTGTCAATATTTTGTAAAATATCTAATGTAGACCCTTGACCCTCTAACGCAGTATAATATTGCGCTAAAAATTCACCAGCAAGAGGAAAATCCGCTCTTACGAAATCTGGCAGTTGATTTTTTACAACTGAACTAATTTTGACTCTTGTATTTTCTGGCATTGATATTAGTATTGTGGGGCGGCCTGTGGCATATTAGAAGATCCTAATACATATGTATCTGAGGATAGAAGGGATGTATTTTCCCTTTCAGAATCAGTCAATCTAGCTATATCACCACCCATATAACTTGAAGTGGCTGTATAAAGAGTACCTGAAGTATTGTCACCAGAACTAACATTATCAGCAATCATATCTATAGTGCTATTATTAATATCTAACTGAAGATATAAATCCTGCAATCCAATAACATCATTAGACTTAGGACATGCTGAAATTTCTATTATTGGAATACCTTGAACCTGTTTAGATGTTCCTACTATATTAATTGGTTTCAATAGGATTTCACCCTTAGCATAATCAACAGTACCTACATTATTACTAACAATTGTAGGATTAGTCCTTCCTTGTAATGTAAATAAAATTAATCTTCCAGTTTTTCTATTAGAATTAGTAATATCACTTAAATAAACAGTATCTGCAATTCCAAAAATATTAAATCCTGATGATTTAATATTATAACCGTTTCTACTCTTAATATAAAAAGAATTACCAAAACAAAGTTCATATTCTGCATTTTGGTTTAATGCAGGTTTCATATCTCTTCTAATTTCAATTTTAGTGATATTTGAAGTTATTGAATCATTACTATTATCTACAACAGTTTGAAATTTACTATATTTAAATTTCGCACCATATTTATTCATTTCTGAGGAATCTGCATAAGTTGAAATATTATTTAATACTACAGTTTTAACTGCATCTGCACTTGCAGCTAAACTTGGGTTATAATATGCATTAATATGAGATTCAACATACAAATATTTCAAATCTAAGATTTCAGTGATAATTCCAGCAACAGAATACTTTCTTAAAAGATCATTAAGGTTATTTTTGATAGAATCTGGTACATAAGGACCATAAAATGGTTTTATGGTGATAAAAACCTTCCCGTATTGAGGAGGAACCAATTCTTCACCTCCAAAAGCTGAAACTGACTCAGTTTCTGGGTAAATTTTAGGAATTAATGCCTCATAATCACCTGCAGTGACTGCTCTATTGTAAGTAGAGTAAATTTTAGGTGCATAACGTTTAATTGAGTCTACTGATTCAATGTCTTTACCTCCAGTAGAGTTATTTACAGTAGAAAGTATAGAAATTCCTGTACTTATAAGGTTATTATTATTATCTACCAATCTTCCATTGAAATTAAAGGAAGAAACTCCATTTGCTTCCTCTCCGCTACTAGTAATATAGGAAACTTCAATATAATTCAGTGCTTTTAACTTTTCTCCAAAGACTCCATCACCAAAAATTAACTCATATCTCTGATCATCCACTTCTTGAATGAAATAGACCCTAGAAGAGGAGGTAACTTCAATTAAAGTGTCAGAAAATACGTATTTTTTAGAAGAAGTGCTAGATTCAGTGTCTCTTACAATCACTTCTAAAGTAGAAGTGTCAATATTTGCATTATCTAGGGTATATCTTGATGGTGGAGCAGGTGTTTGTGAAGAAACAGTGAAATTGGAGTTTAAAAATGTGCCTTCAAAGATTGAAACATTACTAAAAGTAGCAATTCCATCAACTACAGGTACTGTTATATCACTTGGAACACAAAAAGAGTAACTTTCTGACCCAAAAACAGATGCAGAAGTGGCCACAATGCCTTTTTTAAGGGTCAGAGTGACAGGTTTAGTAGTAAATCCAGTTGTATCTACGAAAAATGAGATTATTGCCCTTGCAGCAGTCCTAGATCTGGGTGTATATCCAATATTTCTTGCTAATGCTACTACATTTTCCCTTAAAGTAGCACTATCTATGAAAACCTCATTGCTAATCATGTTAGCATTGTATGAGGAGATGTAAGTATTGTATGCTAATACATCAAGTATGTTGGAAAGATTAGATCCTTCAAAATCATAATCAGTAAAATCAGAATTTTCTTTCAAATAATCCTTCAATGAGGTCTTTATTTGATCGAAATCTAAATCTGTAAAGTTTACTAGTGCCATTTATCTTGTAGGCTGTAGTGCAAAGTTTAATTGTTGAGGTAGAGCATCAGCTCCTATGATATCATAAGTAATAGTTACATCAAATTGATGATTATCAAAGTCACCTTTGACTTTTACATCCTCTAATTTGACTCTAGGTTCAAATCTGATGATAGTTTGTTCAATTTCATCCCTAATCACAGCACCAGAAATGTCATCTATGTTGTCAAAAAGGACTTCACTTACTTCTGACCCTAAACTTTCATTAAAAAATCGCTCTCCAGGAGTAGTAAGTACTAAATTCCTGATAGAACGTGCTATTGCAGTCTCATTTTTGACACCAATTATGTCATCCGTAATGGGATTTACCTCAAAAGACATGCTAATGTCCTTAAATCCCCTACTAATCCTTTCTAAAGGCATGAAACAACAGTAAATATAAGTTATTTATGTGTATTATTACGCAAAAAAAAGAGACCTAATGGTCTCTTTGTTATCTTCCTTGTCCTCTATACCTTTTTTTAGGTTTATTGGCACTTGTTGCTGCGTATTTGGTGTGTTTCCCCCTACCTTGATAAGTTTTTTTAGGTATGGTTTCTACATAATCACCACCAGAGAGAGATTTTCGAACTGGCATTAGTTTTCTTCCTCCAAATCTTTCATAATTTTGTCAGAGATCGCTAGAACGTTACTCACATTCTTTAGATTTTCTATTTGAAACATTACATCAGCAATGTGTTTGCTAATATAAGGTTCTTCACTTCTTGCTGAGAAGGCAAGAGCATTTCTTAGTGATGCTAGTGCCTCATCCAGTGAGTCTTGTACTTGTTTTGATAGTGTCATTAGAGGTCCCCTAGATAACTCTTTGTTTTTCATGACCCACCCTAATACGAGGGTCACACCATATCTCCTCACCCTTCTCAATGGCATCTAAGCAGAAGGAGACATCCTCACCACACATATCCTGTACTGCCCCAGATTCAAAGACTTGCATCTTAGGAGCAAACCAAGGATAAGGAAGGTTCTCAAAGACACCCTTCTTAATAAGTACCCAACCAAAACCTGTGTAGTCTACTGTGAAAGGCTTCTTCCTCTTACTCATAGTCTCAACAGTTTCATGATTCATCACTCCACCATTCTTTCTGAAATCATCTTCTTCCAACCAGTGAGCAACTGAGGTGGTTGTGCCATCTTCAGTAGCATACCAACCAGCTGAAATAGGTCTTTCATCACCCTCTGCAGGAACTGCCATATCACACAATTGCCAGAACTTTTCTGTGGTAAAGACAATATCAGAGTCAATCCATAACTGATAGTCATATTCTAGTTTACCATCCCAAGGTACTTGCTTAGGACCACGTAATACATTAGCACCTAATACCTTACATCTAGCAAAGTTAACCATAGAGGAATAGTCTTGACTAATCTGTATAGACATACCATTCTGTACCATGTCAAAACATAACTGTACAAAATTCTTTAAAAAGATATAACTACATCCTCTACCAGGTAAACAGAAAACTATTGTCTTACCTTTCATTCTTGCTTTGATAGCATCATAATCCCAATCAGGAACCTTTGCTTTGGGTGCTGCTGCTTTAACAGTAAATCCTTTTGCCATAACTGTGTAATACCTTCAATTCAATTATAGAGTATATTATGTATTATGTC